AACGTTTGGAGAGCAAGTAAACATTAACTCTCTCTATCAATGGCATATCCTGGATCGTTCGATCACCAGTCGAACGTCAACCCGGCACAACTTACTCGTCCGGGTCAATCAAATGGTGCAGGCGACGCCCGTGCACTGTACCTGAAGCTCTTCTCTGGTGAAATGTTCAAGGGCTTCCAGAACAACACGATCGCTCGTGATCTTGTTATGAAGCGTACCCTGAAGAACGGCAAGTCTCTGCAGTTCATCTACACGGGTCGCACCACCAGCGAGTTCCATACTCCTGGCCAAAGCATTCTCGGTAACGACCAGAGTGCACCTCCTGTGGCTGAGAAGACCATCACCTGCGATGATCTCCTTATCTCCAGTGCTTTCGTTTATGAGCTGGATGAAGTTCTGTCTCACTACGACCTGCGCTCTGAAATCAGCCGTAAGATCGGCTATGCTCTTGCTGAAAAGTATGACCGCTACATCTTCCGTGCCATCACTCGTGGCGCACGTAAGGCTAGCCCTGTNTCNATGAGCAACTTTGAAGAGCCCGGTGGTACTCAGATCCGCGTTGGTGCAACTACCAACGACTCTGATGCTTACAGCGCTACTGGTCTGATTGATGCTTTCTACGATGCAGCTGCTGCATTGGATGAAAAAGGCGTCAGCCAAGACGGTCGTGTGGGTGTTCTGAACCCTCGCCAGTACTACACCTTGATCCAACAGGTCGGTGATAATGGTCTGGTGAACCGTGACGAGCAAGGTACTTCTCGTCAGCGTGGTAACGGCATCGTCGAGATTGCCGGTATCAAGATCTACAAGTCCATGAACATTCCGTTCCTGGGTAAGTATGGTACTGCTTACGGCGGCACCACTGGTGTCACCTCTCCCACTAACGTTGGCGACTTCGTTGGTGTGACCGCTGAAGATGCAAGCGATGCTACTACCGGTGTTAACAACGACTACGGTACCGCTGCTGAGCTGGGCGCTAAGTCCTGCGGTCTGATCTTCCAGAAGGAAGCTGCTGGTTGTGTCGAAGCTATCGCTCCTCAGGTGCAAGTCACCAGTGGCGATGTTTCTGTCATCTACCAAGGTGATGTAATCCTGGGCCGTCTGGCCATGGGTGCTGATTACCTGAACCCTGCTGCAGCTGTTGAGCTGTATGTCGGTGCTTCTGCTCCTTCCGCATTCTGATTTTTATACACGGGGACTCTTCGGAGTCCCTTTTTTTATCTATACGATATGGCCTTTCCTACATATGCTGTGTCCACCGAACTGGATGCTGTAAATCAAATACTTAGCAGTGTGGGACAGGCTCCTGTCACCACTCTGGATCTGCAAAATCCTGAAGTTGCAATTGTAGTCAATACTATCCGTGAAGTCAGTCGTCAAGTACAACTGGAAGGTTGGACTTTTAACACTGAACGTGACTACAAGCTAGAGCGTGACGTTGTAACAAATAAGATTGCGTATCCATTTAACATGTTGGCTATTGATTCTAACAATAGCTACCACCAAGATCACTACAACCTGGTGAGGCGTGAAGGTTTTGTCTACTGCACGTATCACCACAGTGACATCTTTGACGAAGATATCCAAGCTGACATTCTTTGGTACTTCGACTTCCAACAACTACCACCAGCTGCACAGGCTTACATCACCGCTAAAGCTGCACGTATGTGTGCAACCAAGATGGTTGGTGACAGAGAGCTGAACGTTCTGCTGCAAGAGCAGGAGCAAATGACACGTGCTGCGCTTGTTGATCATGAGTGTCAACAAGGTGACTACTCTATGTTTGGTCACCCTGATGGACAAAACTATTACACCAGCTATCAACCTTATCGAGCACTCTTCAGGCAATGAGCACACTTTCCCAGTCGATTCCTAATTTACTTTCAGGTATATCTCAACAACCAGATAACAGGAAGAGGCCAGGACAAGTTAAAGATGCAGTCAATACCTTTCCTGACTTTGCCTTGGGGATGCTCAAGCGTCCTGGTGGTAAGTTTGTATCGAAGCTGCATGGCGCTTCTGCCTCTGGTAAATGGTTTGAGATCCTTCGTGATGCAAACGAAAAATATATTGCACAATATGCAGACAACGTGTTTCGTGTCTGGGATCTAGATGGTGATACCCGGATGGTGAACATGGGTACCAACACTGGTGTGCCTGGTACTTGTAACACCGTCACTGTCAAGACAGCATCTGATGCGTTGAATGCAGCGGTTGCTGATGTAGCAGCTAAGCTTGTGTTGCTGCAAGCTGCAGAGGATACACTTGCTGCAGCTATCGCTGGTCAAAACGAAACCCTTTCTATTTCTTTTGACACTGACTTTACATACACTAATGATGTAGAGGAAAGCGTAAGAACAGGGATTATCTTAGGCTCTGATGGTGTCTATCTTGTCAAGAGTAACAACACTGTTATCTCTAATGCAACAACTCTTCCTGCTGGTTATGCAGAAGGTACTGAGCGTACCAATGAGCATCCACTTGCTGCAAGCAAGGGGTACAAGCTATTTGAGATCAACCTCACTGTAGCAGCTACACACACCCCTACAGATCTAACCAACGCCACCACTGCATACAACACAGCAAAGACTAACTACGATACTGCAGTAACAACAAAGGGGTCTGCACAGACCACTTATGATACTGCTGTAGCTAACTGTGCTATCACTAGCATCCCGTCTAATGGCTACCTCAACGGTGCTACAGTAAATGACATTGAACTGCTGACACTGAACGACAGTACGTTTGTTCTTAACAAAGCTAAGCAGGTTGCCTTAAAGGCTGACTTAACACATGCTGGTACTTTGGATGCACACCGTGCTCAAGTCACCATTACTGTTGTTTCAAACAACACAGATTATATTATAAACCTTGACGGTACAGATTATACTTACACATCCCACAGCTCTTCAGCTACATCTGATGGCATCGCTTCAGGATTAGCAACTGCAATTAATGGCAACGCTGGCTTTACTGCTATTGCTATTGGATCTAGCGTATACATTACCAAAGCATCTACATTTAGTATTCATGTATCAGCTGCTGGTGTTTCTGCAGAGACTATGTTTGTCATCACTGACAGTACATCTAACACGTCTCAGCTGCCGTTAGAAAGCAAAAATGGTTATGTGTTAAAAATTGTCAATTCACTTGACATTGACATTGATGACATGTACCTTAAGTTTGAGACTGACAACGGTGCAGCTACTGGTCGTGGACAATGGTTTGAAACAACAGCACCTGACATCAAGTATAAGTTTGATGAGCTGACGATGCCACACCGGCTAGTTAGTCAAGCAGATGGTACGTTTACCTTTGAAGCTATTTCTTGGGATGATCGTATTGTAGGTGATGACAACACAAACCCAGTACCTAGTTTTGTTGGTGGTTACATTGATCACATTTTCTTTTACAGAAATAGGTTAGGATTCCTGTCTGGTCAAAACGTAGTGCTTAGCAAAGCTGCTGACCTCTTTGATTTCTGGAATACTACAGCACAGACTGCTACAGATGATGACCCTATTGACATTTCAGTGGCTGGTAAGAAACCAGTATTCCTGCATTATGTGCAGCCTACCAGTGTTGGACTCGTTCTTTACTCGTCGGTAGAGCAGTTCCTGCTGACTACTGATTCAGATATCCTGTCGCCTAAGACGGCTAAGGTGAACACCATGAGTAATTATGAGTGTGATCCTAATGTAGAAGCTGTATCTCTTGGTATCTCTCAGGCATTTATTAGTAAGACACCGCTATTTACACGGTTGTTTGAGCTGAATGATATTTCTACAGATACACCACCGTTGATGTCAGACATTACGAACTATGTTCCTGAGCTGATTCCTCAAAGCATCAATACTTTGAAAGCATCTCCTGGCCTATCGTTGGTGTCTCTTGGTCAGACTGGTGGCTCTACTCTGTATCAATACCGGTTCTTGAACCGCTCACGTGAAGAGCGTGCAGTCAATTCTTGGTACAAGTGGGAGCTGACTGGTACACTACTTACACAGTTCTTTGACAACAGCACATTCTATGTGGTTGTAGCTAACGGTACTGATGTATATGTACAGTCCTATGATGTCACACAAGCCAACGAACAGGGCTTTCTGAGCCTCCCTACGGGCGAGAAAACCGATGTATGCCTAGATCTATTCAACATCAATCCACACCGCACCTACGACTCCTCTACGGAGAAGACACGTATCTTCCTGCCGTATGACTCTGTAACCAATAGCACCCTCAATGTGCTAGTGTTGGAAGAGTTTGGATCTATCCTTACTCCTACCATTGCAGGTTCTGCTGGCAGCCAGTATGTTGATGTGGATGGTGACTACAGAGGTAAAGACTTGATCATTGGTTATGGGTTTACTATGACTATTGATCTACCTAAGTTGTTTAGGTATAGCATTAATAACAACAACATTGAAAACGATGATGTGTCTAGTTTGATTATCCACAGGATGAAGTTTAAGCTTGGCTTGAGCGGTCCTGTAGATTACAAGGTAAGCATCACCGGTATCGATCCATTCACGAAAGATGTGACAGTAACGCTGCCACAACAATACAATCTTAACAACGTAAACATGCAAGCAAGCTCTACACACGTTGTTCCTATCTTCCAGCGTAATGAGAACCTTGCTGTGCAGATTATTGGTAACACACCGTTTCCTGTATCTTTGCTTGGTTTAGACTGGGAAGGAAAGCTGAACCAACGTTTCTATAGGAGGGGTTAAATGGCATTAGAAGCACTAGGTTTAGGTCTGTTTAATGCAGGCCTAAAAATCTTTGGCGGAATGTCAAAGCAACGCCAAGCACATGAAGCAGCAAAGCGTCAAACTAGAGCAGCTAACCAAGCGGCTGCTGCTCAACGCGCTTTTGAAAACCAACAAATTAGTGCTCAAAATGATTACGCAATGTATGAGTATGGTGTACGAAAACAACTTGCTGGGCAACAAATTAAATTCAACGCTGAAGCTGCTCAAAGAGGTTATATTGGTACCCAAGCAAACAGAGCGATGAAGCTTAAGCAAATGGCTTTTGCACGAGCTGACCGAGCAGTTGAATTGTTAGAAGCTGTTGGAGCAAATACTGCTGCCATAGAAAGTGGTAACAGATCTGCACAACTTGCCGCCGCTAAGAGCACCTACGGGCGTTATGGCAGACAACAAGTGCAAGACATTGAAATGGTTAAAGATGCTAATTTTCAAGCAGTTCGGCAAATGGAAGAGATTAACTTACAACAACGTACTGCTGATCTACAAGCTTACTCTCAAATTGCTGTTCAACCTTTTCTTCAAGCTGAACTTCCACCTGCAGTAATGCAAAGTATGCCGAGTGGTCCTTCATTCCTCAACCAAGCTTTGATGATTGG